GGGCCGCGGATCTACTCGTATATTACGCGGAAAATGAAAACGGGTTACAGCGCCTTCAAAAGAATAAACCTTTTAGAACATCGGTTGATTTTGCTCACCGAGGAATTAAACAGTATGATAAAGAAGCTTTTGATTATGAAGATATCAGACTTCAGGAGATATCAGGCACTCTAAAAAATGACATACTTGTTTATTTCAAAGGCGATGAAATACTTCTTAAAATTATAGATATTTGTGTTTTCCTTATGAAAGAGGATATTTTTTATCGTCCTCGATGGATTCAAATTTTACAGGATATCAGAGAGACTGTTAAAAATATTACAATTACAAACCGTTCTAATCTTCTAATCACTCTTTGCAGGCTATGTGAAGTTTGCAAGGATATGACGTTGACACCCACGGAGATTGATAATATCGAGAGGTGGCACTGATGACTATCACACTTGATTCTTCATGGTTAGCAGACGTTTCGATGGATGCATATTCCATTGGACTCGGAGGCACGATATCACTTACTCGATATGCTAGATATCTCACAATTATTTCAGATAGACTCGCAAAAGATGGATTGTTGGATTCGGTAGGGAATATTAAATCAGGTTCAGAATATCTCGCCGCCCTACTTGTGTGTGATCTGATTCAGTCTGGTCCACAAAAAGAGTATGGAATTACCGGAGAGAGTTATGGTAATGATTACCGTTACACAAGATCGACAGAATCCGCGAATTCTACTAAATCGACATATTTGACAAAATATGAACTTGCGTTGAGTGGGAGAAACAAAGGAGTGTATGCGTCTTCTGGTACAGTTAGAGTAGATTCTGAAATAGAGTTTGCGAAGTTGAGTCAGGGGAACATTCCAAAAGCATACTTAACTGAGGACTGAAACATGTTCATGACACTCTCTGAAATTTGCACGATTGAACAACGGATATCTCACGATGGGTATACTCCTACATACGGGACCACGGCAAGTGTACGTTGTCAGTATCACGACGCAAAAGAAGAGAGTTCAGATGGTAAAACATTTATCGTCCCTGCGTGGGTAATGTTGCCAACAGGAACCGCTATATCCGAAACGTCTAGGATTACACTACCGAACGGTACGCAACCGCCTATAAAATCTTTTAAAGACATTCGGAATTATAGAACTGATAAAATAGAAGGTATCAAAGTAACACTCGGAAAAGTAGGTGGTACTTGATGCCGGGTTCTGCTCTATGTATTGCGAATCTCAAAATTCTTACAATACAAATTGATGACGGATCAAGGAACGCACTTGATAAAATCGCAGATGATATTTACACACTTTCAAAATATACTTACTGCCCCGTTGATACTGGTGCTCTTAGAGGGTCTGCAAATAATGAAGTAATAGTAAACAGTCCCAATGAATATACCCGACGGATCTCATATGGTGGAAAATCTTTTGCTCTCCATCAGGTTCATCAAGGACTCCATAGTGCACCTGTTTTTTCAAGGTCGGGTCCTTCGCAAAAAGAGGCGTATGATTTTTGGCAATCGTCGGTACAAAGAGACCCAATTGAATACGCGGCTGATGTCCACGAAAATCCTAAACCAATGCACGCTCATCCACCAACAGCAACTTGGAAATATCTTAGTATTCCATTCGAGCAAATCAGCCCAAGACTAGGAGTGGAAGTTAAAATAGAAGTAGGGAAGGTGCTTTCGTGACACTCAAGACTTTCCTCACTGATCTAGGAACCTACTTACAAACAAATTCAATAGGTACGGTAGGGACTGACCTTTTTTATAATGGACTTGATGAATCTGTCTCAAATTGTATCGCACTCACCCCTTTTCCTGGTAAAGAATTTAAAGAAATTGTTTCAGCTGGGGTCAATAACCCACGCCAAACAAATTTGAGTGTTTTAGTAAGGAATTCATCAAGTGAGTTAGCATATTCAAAAGCAGTTGACATTTATGAATTATTAAGAGTTATCGCAAATCAAATTATTGGAACTACTAAATTTATTTCGATTGATGCACACGCACCGCCTGGATTTGTGACAAGAGATGATTCTAAAAATTTCATTTTTTCTGTTAATTTCTCACTATTAATCCAATAATGAAGGAGTCAAAAATATGGTATATGTAAACAGTCAGGCATCAGTAGCAAGAGGAATAATCGTTACAATTAATGGGGTAGAGATCACCGAAATAACCGACGATGGCGTACCAATGCCGCAGACCAGCACCGACGACCTGCCAGCAACTAACCAGAACTCAGGTGATTGGAAAGAATACAAAGCAGGTAGGAAAGACGGAGGAGAATGTGACATCAAAGCAAATGCAGTAGACGGAGATGCGGGACAAATTGCATTAGCCGCAGCAGCCGCAGCAGGCTCGACTTGTCTTTTTGTTACGACATTCCCCGGTAATGCGAGTCAGTCTTTCTATGGGGTTGTGAAAACATTCAATCACACTGTAGACGGTGGACTACTGAAGATCACATCCAAGGTGAAAGTTTCCGGTGCTCCTGTGTATAGTATTACAAAGAGCGCATTGACTGGATTAACAGTTACAGGCGAAGTAGTATTCCCTGCCTTTGGTGGAACAACAATGGACTACAAAACAGACGTAGCAACGGGCGACACAACTGCCGTAATTGTACCAGTTCAGGCAGCAGCAGGGGCAACAATCACCGTAAATGGTGTTACTGTTGCGAGTGGTGGGAATGGCTCTGTAACTCTTGGAGCTGCGGGGACTGTCACTAAAGCAACTGTAGTTGTCCAGGAACTTCTCAAAGCAGCAGTCGTTTATAATGTCTGGATTTGCAGAGCTGCACCTTAAGGATGTGTTTGAATGGTAAAACGTGAAGTCCCCTTTGTGGGGACATCTACTCTTTTATACAGTTGGAAAAATCTAACTGCCTTCTTTGATGAATTTGGGATTGAGAAAATAGAGGACATCGACAATTTTTATAAAGAAAATACCGGGAAACTCACATTCTCACAAATTGAAAAAATAATTCAGTTCGGACTTCAGAGAAAGGATAAAAAAGTTGAGATTGATGAAGTCCGTGACCTGATGGATACATACCTCGAAGAAAATACAGTTTTGGATATCATAGGACTCGCTGTAAAAGCTCAAATGTTAGCAATAATTAGCGCAACCGAACCCCAGGGGGAACCGAAGGGGGCGAATTCAGAGAACCCCCTAAAGACCTTGACGAATTAATTACATTAATTCAAAAACAACTCTTCCAGTTTTGCGGGATTGATCCAGTTTCATTTTGGGATTTTACACCAACTGAAACAATGTTGATGATTAACGCTTCAATTGAAAAATATGAAAATGAAATGAACAGAGAAGATCATAAAACGGCGTTATTTTGTACGGTGATTGTTAACGCACATGGAGCGAATGCAAAAATTGAAGATTTCCTGCCAAAAAAGAAAAAGAGTAAAATGACTTGGCAACAGTACGAACTTGCTTTAAGACAGTCGACTGTCGCTTGTGGTGGCGAAATAATCTATAAATGAGGTTGTTATGGGTCCAATTGGTGAAATTTACGCAGATCTTAGCATTCATAATAAAATCCCTGAGGGGATGGCAGGAATAACGACCTCTCTTGCTGTTTTAGATCAGTCGGTATCGGCGTTTGCTTCTAGAACATCGGCTTCTATCGGGAACTCGATGAATGCCATCTCAACGGCTTCTATTTCAGCAGGAAACACAATTAATTCTACTTTTGGCGGCGATACACTCACCGTAAACATTGATAAATTTTCACGATCTTTAAGAATGGCAGGACTTGCTCTAACTGCTAGTTTAACCGCACCTCTTCTTGTTTTTTCAGCTACATCCGAAAACTCATTTATGAAATTTGACGATAATATGCGGAGAGTGGGAGCTGCAACTTTTGCGACAGGGCAGCAATTAGCGACACTCACAACCTTTGCCAAAGAAGTAGGAACCTCGATGGGTTATACATCCGTTCAGGTTTCCGACGCAATGGTAACGGCAGCTCAAGCAGGTATTGGTATTAATGACATGGCTACCGCAATGCCCGCTATACTTGGTCTTTCAAGGGCAGGAGCTACAGACCTTAATACCTCTGTTCTATCACTCGTTTCTATTATCGATGTCTATAAACTCAAAATGGGGGATATCGGACACGTTGCTGATGTAGTAGCCCAGGCATCAAATGAATGTACTGCTAATATTACCGATTTTACATATTCTCTAAAATACGCTGCACAAACTCTCGCTCCGATGAATGTAACGCTAGAACAAACTTCCGCGCTATTAATGGAATTTGCGGATGCAGGCATAAGGGGCACTACAGCAGGAACTGAAGTAAGAAAAGGTATCGTTTCTTTAATCAATCCTACAAAAGATGTTATATCAGTACTTAATGCACATGGTGTCAGCTTAAGTGCTGTTAACATTCAACAAAGGGGACTGATCCCTGTTATTCAATTACTCCATGATAAAAACATTACTCTTGCTGAATCATATCAAATGTTCGGTGAACGTGCAGGCGCAGGCATGTATGCTGTTATCCATAAAGGATCTGAAGTTCTTGAAGAAAATTCTACTAAACTTCAGAATAACACTGGATACGCAAAAAATATGACGGACCAGATGAACGCGGGATTAGGCGGGGCGGTCCGTACTTTAACAGCCGACTTCCAAAACCTAGGTATTGCTATTGGGAAGAATTTGGGAGATCTTCTCATCCCACTCACTACAAATTTATCGGCATTGGTCGTTTCAATGTCGAAACTTCCAGATTCCATTCTAAAGGGAGTGATTGCAATTGGTGTAATGATGGCTGCACTCGGACCACTTGCTCTTGCACTCGGTTCACTTCCGTTTTTGGTAGATGTTTTGGGCGGCGTTGGAATTATATTAGGCGCGGTATTTGGCACTGCCGCATTGTCCATAGGTGCCACTATTGCTGCATCTACCGGGATAATTTTAGCGGTTGGTGGAATTGTTGCCGTCCTCTCATATATAAATGAAAAAACTCAAATCATATCAAAAAGCTGGCAACTCCTCAAAGATATAGGTGTCATTCTTTGGGACGGAACAAAAAAGGAAATGGCGAGTGTAGGGAAACAGTTTTCTGAAACCGTCGATTCCATTAAAACTTACACTAATGAACTCGGTGGTGTATTTTCTACCATTCTTGAGGGGATGGGATCATTATTTGATGGATTTATGACTTATATCAGAGGGATCGGGGATGAGTTTAATCAAACGGTAGAAGCTGCCCATACCGCAAGAAACAAAATTTTAATTGATAGTGGATCTACATCCGAAAAAATGCCTGCAATTTCAGAGAACTATAACACACAATATAAAAAAACAACTGGAAAAGATGCTCCAACTACTTCATTTTCGGATAATGCTAAATATATAGCAGAATCGAAAGCAATGAATGGCGGCACATCCAACACCCCATCTGGGGAAACATCGAGTATAGGCGGTTCAGAGTTATCACTTGAATACAAACAACGCCTTGAACAATACCAACTGGAAAACGGACCAGATATAAAGGCAACTTTAGATGAAACTATCCGCTATACGGTAGATAGTTATGGTCAACTCGTCCAAAAAGTAACTACGAATCTACAAACACTTAGTCGGGATGAGGTAGCAGCCTATGCAGCATCAGCTAAAGCAGCCGGAGAATCAGCAACATTCAAAGTAATGAGTGACGGAACTGTTCAAGCTTCCACTGAACAAACTACAACCGTAATCACTACCGAAGCTGGAAAGTGGGCTGAAGTTCAGGCAAAAGCCACGGAAAGCGGATTAAAGAATCTAACATCCTTCACAAAATCAGCAAGCGGTGAAATCACAAAATCAATGAATACTTCAAGAGTGACTATATTAAACGGAATAAAAACAACCACGGATACTGTTAAAAATGTAGTTTCCGATATGTACGGGAAAATAATTTCAACTACCATTGACGCTACAAAAACAATAGATGACGGCATCAATCAAACTGTATCAAAATCATCTTCTGAATCAGGAAATACTCTAAAAAAAATAATAGAAAGCTCAAGAGATGCGTTAGGCAATTTCAAAGACGTTGTAACCAGTACCTCAACGGTCCTGAATAATGGTGTAAAAACGACTGTAGACAACGTTGTAACAAACATCCGGGATATGTACGGGAAGATCGTAGGCACTACAAAAGATGTCACAATGACGGTAGACAACGGAATGAATAAAACCGTAAAGTCTACGTCGTCCGAAATGAAAAATCAAGCTACTCAACTAATTGAAAATACCAAACTTGCAAATGGTCAAATACAGCAGGTCATCACGGATAATATAGAAACCGTGTCTGGTGGAGTTTCTAAACTTCAAAATGTAGTGTCCACTAATATAATTGATGTCAACGGGAAAATAATTTCGTCTGTAAAAAAGATGACGGACACTATAAAAGAAGGCAATAAGACGACTGTCAATTCATATGATGATATAGCTAGATCCGCTCAAAAAATGCAATCTGTGATGATGAGAAATAACGAGGTAATTATCGCTTCTTGGGAAGTAGGAGCAGGATCACCTAATACTGGTTCTAATGTTACTAAACCTTCTTCTACTCCAGCTACTCCTCTAAAAAACACTGCTAAAAATGTTAATTTGTATGTTGGAAATGTCAACAATTACGGAGCAGCAATAAATCAAACTGCGACGAAATTAAAAATAATGGGGAGTTCTTAAAATGGCAACTTATACGGTAGCAGCAGCAACCGGAAACGCCGCAACGGACACGGCTAACATTCAGGCACAGCTAACAAACGCCGCAGGTGATCAGCATAGTAGAGTTTTCATTCCGGCTGGACTATACAGGATAAATGCAACTCTCCGAGTTTCTTCTTATACTGAAATTTACGGAACTACAGGAACGATTTTAAAACTCATTGATAATTGTCCTGGGTGGATGGCAACCGCAAACGGTTCGTATGTCCTTCATCAAGGGTATGGATATGCTTATCCGATGATCGGGCAGATATCCGGCTACGGTCACGCTTTAACAGATGTAAAAATACACGATTTTGAAATCGACGGGAACGAAGCGAATCAAAGCAACCCAGGTTGGGATAAGCGAGGCGGGCATGGTTGCTACATGCTCATTGCGTTCAGAGGGACAAGCGGAGCCGCGAAGGTAAATAATGTCGATGTATATAACATGAATCTCCATGACTGTGTAGCGGAAGGGCTTAGAGTCTCATGGGGAACTAACATCAACTATTATAATAACATTGGAAATAACCTTCAACACACTTGTGTGATGTACGAAGAGGTGAATGGGGGAACTATCCATAATAACATAGCAAATCAGTGTGTTTGTGCAGGCGATAGGCTGGACAACTGTCAAAACATCCAGATATATAATGAGAAAATCACACCGTACAAAGGGACATCAACTTTTGGAAATAAAAATAGTTTCGGGGAGTATTATTCTGATACTGCTATACAGATAGGCAATGCGTCGGGTTTGGTTTCAGCTACTTCAAATATTGTAGTCCATGACTGTGATCTAAGAAGCGGAGAAACTGGAATATGGATAGATGACGAAAAAGGTATCATATCTACTCAAACGGTGAATATTTATAATAATAAAATTCAGGGTGGATATATCCGAACATCTGCTAGTATATTCCGAAGCGGAGGCATTGGGATAAGTGGTTGGAACGATGGAATAACCATTGAGTACAATCTCATTTCAGCGTGTTCATGGGCTGGAGTAGTTATGGGAAAACCATCCGGCAGCACATCTACACATAAAATAACAATTAATAATAATAATATTACCGGAACCCTCAAGGGATACGGAATAATAAACAGTAAGCCTGCGCTTGTAACCCTCATCATAAATGGAAATTATTTTGATAATAACCCTTCTGGGAATACTTCAGGATGTACCGCAACTAATAGTGTTACCTCCCCGAATGGAGCTAAACCAGGTACAACACCAACTCAAACCGTAACCAGTATAACAGTAGGACAGGATTCAGCTTTAGCATCTGCCTCGTATTATTACTGTAACCCTGCTTCTCAAAATGCCGGAACTGTCCTGAATAATGCAATTATCGCAGCTTCGGCACTTTCAACCGTAGGAAATCCTGCAACCGTATTTATCAAAGAGGCTACGAATCCCTATTATATAGACACTCATGTTTTGGGGAAAAGTAATGTAAATGTAATTGGAGAAGGAATCTCCAAAGTCACTCTTAAATTAAAATCCGGTTTAAGTGGTGGCTCTGCTTATCCTCCTG